AAAGTCGTAGTGCCATTCCCGCCCCTGCGGATCGGCCACACTTGTAAAGTAACAGGTAAGTACCATATTTGCATCTCCTGCCTTATTTCTTCCCTTGCGCTCCGCTCCCTCTCTATACGGCACATATTCCGCACTGTTCAGCCTAGATTCATAAATCGGCTTATTCCTCATGATCTGCGCCCGACGTTCCATGCCTGTACAGGTTGAAAAGCCTTCCTGATGTTCGTCGGCAGAATAGAACAACCCGGCGCTGTTTGCTACGTCCATGTAACGGAATGTGGTTAGGCCGGCGTTGTAGATACGGTTGGATAGATCCGGGTGATCGTATCCCCATTTCCCAAACACTGGATCCATGCCCCCCACATATTGCAACACGGATGAATGGAAATACATCATGCAGCCACGGGCATGGGAATAGGCGACGATCTTATCGTCCCTGTAAATCTCCACTGTGTCGTTTAATTTCTTGCCGGTAGCAAAATCCTTGAATATGTACATCAAATGCGGTTGACCGGCATTAATATACGGCTCCCACCAATTATCTGCAATGGAATGGGTGTCATCATCAAAAAGAAAGATATGTTCGCAATCATCGAGCAGTTCAAGGCACTTGTTTTTCGCTGCCGCCACACCTACATTTTTTTCAAAACGGAACGTAGCGCCCTCAATAGGTACTGGACTGGCGTCGTCCACAATCACCAATTTGCAGTTTGGCGGCAAAAGCGGCTCCATCTTTTCAATCCATGTTTTCAAATATTCGTTGCGGCCGTGGCATGTAACGCCTATCCCAATTTTATCCATTAAATTGATTTTAATCTGTAAATAACATCATCGGATGTATGTCCGTCATATTCTGGTGCCTGCTCTAATTCAACTGCATACCAGCAATTGCCCCATTCTGAAATTGGCAAGTGATAGGTCACCTGTTCCCCCGGCTTGGAATTAATACCCATAATAAACCATCCATCCCAAACAGTTCCATCACTATGCGCCTTACTTTTCCATACTGATTTCCTGCCACCATACAAAGTATCGTTATCCGCCATCAATCGGCATGCAAGTTGAAACAGCGCTATCCTATGGACATACAGTTCGCCAAAGGTGTGATAGCCATCCGAAATGTCATTAGTATTGGAGCATTTTTCTTTTATAAGCCGATTAATGTAGTCAACGCCGGGGTTTAGTCTTATTTCGTCCATAATCTCAAATTAAAAAAGGATTGGTTTCGCCGCCTCTACACGACTACTCCCAATCCCGGAATAATTTGTTTTTGTAGAGGAATACTAAGTTATGATTTCTTTTTGATAATTACGAGTTCCTTATATACATGGACATACTCGATGTCGTCATATAAGAACATCTCATCCTTATATTTTTCTTCTATAAAATCGCAGTTTACAGAGTGGAGTATTCGGCTGAAGAATCCCATTGCGGTACCTTTTGCCCCTGGCCGTGGGTCGCTATCCTCATAATACGGGTTATAACTTGAATGAAGATCTTCGACACAATACAAGCCGCCGGGCGCAAGCACAGGCCAAAGGTTCTTAAACGTGGCGATGATGTCGGCGTTTATGTGGCTTCCATCGTCGATGATGATATCTGATCCGATAACAAACGGATTTGTGGCTAATTGCGGATCTTTTGCATCGGAGTGGATGAATTTAATATTCTCAACGGGTCTTTTAGGCTCTATGTCTATCATTGTGACATGCCCCAAATTTGCGAGACCTACGTTATATAAGCAAAACCATTCATCCCATGTCATGGCCGATGCTCCGTCTAAATAACCTATTTCTGTTAGTCTGAATGATGCAGTGTTTCGGTGGTTTATTGCATCCATAAAATACGGCTCGTAAATCCGGCAGTAATCATGTCCAAGGCTGGATTTGTCGCAGTTGTGTTTGATGGCGATTTGGTCGAGTGTCATAATGAACCGCATTTAGATGACGAATCTTTTTTTTCAGGCTTTCCGTTTACTACATCGCAAAGCGCATCAAATGTAAGTAGCGGGTCACCTTTACCGCCTTCGTAAAATTGATCTTTTACTACAACTCCCAGCATTGCGGGCAATTCTACCCCATTTAAATAAACCCGATAAAAATTTGAAACTGGATCAAACCATACTTGTAATTTTTTCATTGTAGAGGATTTTAAGGTTATAGAAGTCCTTCATCTTGGAGCCGCGTCATATCGGCGTCCATGTCTTGCGAAGATACGTTAAGATCGTCAATAGTTACAAGATTTGACGGAACATAATATTTATCCATATTCGGATTATCACTGATTGGCTCGCCCTGTATCTGCAATTTCTGATTAGGCGTATACCACCACGCCTTTTCCAACCATGTAACCTGACTTGCTTTAGTTTCTTCCAGTTCAGTAAACACTGTCATGTCGAAGTCAACCACCACGTTTTTACCTTTCAACCCCCAGTCAGTTTGGAATTTACGGTTTAGGCTGTCGCGCTCGCTAATAAGCAGCGGAAGTGCGCAACGAGTAGTCAATGCCCGTTCACCAGCGGATGCGTTTGCCTGGATCTTGTTTTCAGGGTCATTCATGAGCTGCGAAGGAACGCCCCATACGTTACACAACATTCGCATGTCCCATTGTTCAGATGTAATCAAATCGAGATCAGCAGGAGAAAGCCTAATCCGGGTGTGTTTCCAAGGCGAATTAAGGATGCCAATAGAGCCAGCCCGGCGCGAACCTCCGTTAATGATGGCTTCTATGGTCTCCTTTTGTGCGCCCAATTGTTCCTTAGTAAGTGTATTTAAATACCTAATATATTCAGTATCGTTTGAATCAGGTGTTAAAATACTGTCAGCTCCGCCGTTTTGGAACTGCGCTAAGCCCTGGGTGACCCCCTCATTTGACCGCTGAATCCTGCGCCATGCTGCCTGAATTGGAGCAAGCCCGTAAAGCTGCCGCCCGGTCGCGTCCCAGTCGGGATTATAGTACTTCTCATGCAAAATTTCCTCCTTGGTATACGATATAATTGCCCCCATCTGCAATTCATAGCCAATTTCACGCATTGGGATGGTGTTGGACGCCTTGATAATCATATGCTGGCTCGGCATGTTGTCAATCGACAGCGGCAACCCTTTATTAAGCCCCCCTACGGCCAATTCGGCTAACTTGTACTTATCCCCTGTAATCAGCTTAAACCCAGCCGTTTCCTCCTGTAGGTCGCTCCATGTCTGACTATCATTAGGGTATTTCAGTAATTCAGTTAGCCGGGCGTTGGCGGTATACGGCTTTAGAGCCTTCAGACGCAGCCCCATAACTGTTTTATAGTCCTTAGCCACCTCGACGGCCTCCGTTTCCCCAAACTGGCTGTAGTTCTTTGTACTCATGGCCCGGCACATGGCGAGGTAGTCGCTATACGCCTTTTCGTCCTCCACTGTATATGCCCCCCACTCCGGAACCCGTACTTTGTTGGTTATTAGCCCAATAATTGAGTAGACGATATCATTGTACAGATACCCCTTTTTTATATATAGATCCTTCTTATCAGGGTATATCATCACCTGACCGCCCAAATACAGAGAAGCGCCGCCAGGTACACCTGGTGACGCTTTAGTAAATAACCCCGCAATCTTTTGCCAAATATTTGCCATGTTAAACCGCCATTAAATTAAAGTGTGGCTTTAGGTCGAAATATTCCCTCATCATCAAAGTATCTGAAAAGTCGGGAGATCGGCCTATAATTTCTTTTACTTTTTCCTTTGGAACTATCGCATTTTTCCCATCCTTATCTATATCCTTTTTCTTCACTTGCTCCAGTTCCTCGATTATTAACTGTTTATCTGAATTGTCAACCTGCTCTATGAATAATCCACCGTCATTAATCCTCTTAGCAAGCGCCCAATAACATTGGCTTTTCAGATTAGCGTAGTTTGGCTTTTCACCCATTATAGTGACCGGCGAACTGCCATTTACAAATCCGGTACAGCCCATTATATCAACTACGCCGCCGCCAACGCCGTCCTCATCTACTATAACCCGGCTCAAAGGTATTGAATTTTCTTGCCTTATAAATGCAAGCTTTTCGGCTACTTGGGTAACGGAAAGGCCTTTATATGACTGGATTCGTACACGATACCCTGACCAAACCCCTATAACTGTCTTATCCTGCCCAAACCGCGCAACGTCACAAGTTATGTATTTTTCACCCGTATTTACGTATGAATTAGTAAAGCAGTCTAAAATACTATCATAGCTTATCAATGCGGCAGGATCGTCGTCGTATTCCCAGTTACCGAACAATAGCCGCTCCTTGCTCTGTTTATCCAGTTTACCGAGGTTATCTACATAGTGCTTGCTAATATCTGGATTGTCAGTAACTAAAGCTTGAATGAATTTACGATAATTTTCAATATTGCCGTCTCTTGACGGGCGGTAGAATTGGGAGTAAACCCAATTTTTGGCTGGATTGCAGGTAATAAGCATCTTAGGAATTAGCCCGTATTCATCTAGCATATGCCGGATGCGGGAGAAAAGAACCGTTTTGGCCTTCTCTACCAGCTGATTGCCTTCATCGATAAAGGCGCCAGTTATTTCCAACGACCCCAGGCTATCAAACTCCGGATCCGACGGCGCAAATGAAAGATCCTTAAGAAGAATAACGGAGCCATTGGGGAACTCTATAAGGTTCTTAGGGTTGTCGTAGTACTTGTAGTGTAAGTTTGCCTGTAGGCCTTGTAATTTAGCCACCTTGAAGAATGTGACCAGTGTTGTTTGTTTGAGTGTTGTCAATTCAGATCGGCCCATAACCCAGCGAGTGCCTGGGTACTTGACGGCGCATTTGAGCAACCAATAACATCCCAATATGCTTTTCCCGCCGCCAGCCGCGCCCCCATAAAGGATTTCAGTGTTAAACTTATCCTCTAAGTAATCAAGCGCCCGCGTCTGCTTCAGGTTCAGAATCACTTTTGTATGTTTTGGTTTCTGCCCAGTTTACGGTCATGTTGCCGGTGTTATGCACCTCCGTTTTATCTCTCCATTTTTCAGGCTGGCGATTCATCAGCCAAAACCGGGTTGCCCGGAAGTCTTTTTGAGCAAATCGCTTGTTACGGAACTTCATAGGAGCGCCATTTTCGCCCATCGCCTCGGTTTCTTCCTCATAATGATACCCCAAAGCCTGATCGTACAAGCTGGCTGCTACCTTCATATCTGCATCCTCTTTTCCGCGCTTGATGGACTCAACAAATGTATTATGCTTTAATTTCCAATTGTTTATAGTCGTTTCGGTTACATTAAAGAAGTTTGCAAGCTCTTTATCAGTAGCGCCCAATAAGCATAGCTTAAAGGCTTGATCATCAAATTCTGGCCTATAATCTGTAGGCGCTCCCGGTTCACCATTAGCCATACATTGAAATTTTTCGATTAATAATACTCAAATATAGAGAAAATCCCCGACTTTTCAGGGCCGGGGAGTAGTTCTACTTAAAAATGAGCGACACGTCCACTAAGGTAAATGTAATAAAAAACCCCGAGTTTTTACGCTCGGGCCTCGTCATCCCGGTGTAGATGGGACTGTTTTAGACCGGCCTGATATATTCAAAGATAATAAAAAAGCCGGACATTTTAAGCCCGGCTGTGAAATGAGAACCCCTGGTTTGACGCCATGGAAAATTTCGCAGTTCAAATATACAAAAAAGGCCGGAATAAACCGGCCGGGGGAATCCTACTTACTTATCGACTTGCGCCGGGCACTTGGCCGTTTCAGATTCGATACAAATTTACAAAACTCCCCGGATTAGACAAAACAGGGCTAACAATGATTCGTGTATTTGACCCACACAAAAGCCGCGAAACGCAGCATTAAAATTTATGAAATCATTACTACATCTTTGTTGTCTCCGGCTCTGAAATATATCCTTATTAATTCAGGGTCTATCCATTCGGGATATTCAGAATTGTATAATTTTACTTCCATATTCAATGGGAATTCCTTCAGCTTATCGATCAATTCTTTAACTGTCATACTTCAAAATTTACCGGTGTTATGAATACGGTTGTTTCGCTGGATGTCTGTTGCACTTCTTTCACTCCGCCAGATCCCTCTATGATAATTTCGGCATCCAGATTAAATTCGTGGAGTGTTTCAATTAATTCTCTTACTGTCATATTATGTAGTTTTAAATGTTAAATAATCGCCAAGGTAGATACCCCGGCCCTGTCATTGTATTCGATGAAAACCCTATTTCAAATATTTAGCGTCTAACTTTATAAGAAGATATACTGCTGACACAATAATGAAGCTAAAGGCGATGAATCCCCTGACCTTTTCAGGCCAACACGCGATATTAAAATTAGCCTGTACAAAAGCCCCGACTAAATATAAAAATACTCCATATACTAATATTGGTAAGAATGTTTTCATTTTCTTGTTATTTGCGTTTCGTCAATTTCGTTAAATTCCCCATTTTCATATATATTTGGTTCTCCTGGCATCCACCATCCATTCCAAGTAGCTGCATATTCTGCAATAATCCATTTCCCATTGTGCTTCACCCAATAATACCCTGACTGTCTCATTTGTTACTTTTTTTGTTTACGAGTTTAATTATTTTTTCTATATCCTTAACATTAAATCTCCAATCATGTACTAATATTTCCAATATTTCTGAATCATGATATCCACCCCGTTTTAAAATTGTTGTGGCTACTTCTCCTATCAAATCAGATATTTTCCCCACTGTAGTTTCAAAAGAATAATCAGGTCTATGTTTTCCTTTTAAAATGGTACGTATTCTTCGCTTCATTTCAGTTTGTTTAAAGCGTTTTCGATTTGTTCATCAGTGAACTCCTGATCTCTTAATATCGTGATAATTCGGCCCATTGAAGATGCCTTTAAATCAAACAGGCACTTAGCCGACATATCGCACATCATCTGCACAATCTCCTCTGTGCATAAATCCATGTCATGTTTGTAGGCATAGGTTGACGGGAAATGCGTTACAATTATATCAAGTGTTTTCTGCTTCATGTTTATATACGCTTTTTGATACAAGTTTCTTGACCTTTACTTTATCATTATCAATACACCAATCATAATATTTCCCGAAAGCCTCTGCTTCGCTATTAGCTTTAACGCTTGCATGAGTGTGAGAAATTTCCCATTTATCCCCTTTTATTTCAAAGAAAACAAGCGAAACAGAGTATAAATTCATTTTATTGCATTTTTAAGTTTTTCGATGTCGATTTGAAGTTCTTGGCCAGTGAGTGAATAATAGATATTTTGGAGTTGATGAAGGTTATCGCATGGAGCAGAATAAGCATTTATTCCGCACCTACTGATAGAAATATGATCGGTATTGATCCAAAATTGAAGTGATTGCTCTGTTTCTGTTTTATGGTCTCCAATTATCAACAACATAACTCTACTGCTTTCGTATCTAAACTCAAACCCACACGCTTCAAGCACGGCCGGAGTAAGGGGGATGGGTTCTATTCCGGTATTAATTACAGAATAAGGAACGTCTCTTAGTTCTACTGAACCCAATCCTATAGCCTCAACAGTGCTTATTGAGCCATCTATAAACCTCACAATATTCTTCAATCTAAGTTCTTTAGTATCTATCATTTTTTACTTTTTATCGGTTAAAGATTCAGGAAGGGGGTCTATGTGAATCATCCAAACAATCAATACATGTAGCTTCACTAGGCAAACCATGAATACATTTAAATTCCGGCTTCGTCTCTCCGGATGACAGGCGGGGAATTTTACCTGTTCCATTACAAGTATCACAAGCATGATCCTCGCGAGTTCCAAATTTTATGAAATACCCATGTCCATTACAATCATTGCACATTTTTGTTAAATTAATAGGTTGATTTGATTGCTCTAAAATGGACAACCCGTTTATTTTAAAAAAATATTCTATACGATTACGCAAAATATCGTCGTATTTAGGCTCTTGTGGGAAACCTTCACTATCTGTATTGGCCTCCCAGTAAACACCACGTAGTATCTTTACCGCCTCATCCCTCTGGCGCTGCGCCTCTGCAAGCTGGGTGTTGAGTGATTCGATTTGTTTGAAACATTCCGTTTCAACAGATGCGGCCTTAATGATTGATTTTCTTGCTTCTTCAAGGGCAATTATTAAGTTGTTATTGCCGTTTTCTTTGGCTTCCAGCTCCTTCCGCAGTTCTTCCGCCTTGTCCTTTTGGTACTTTATCGCCCCGTTTACGGTAGTTAATAGCGTTCCAAGTTGTTCGCACTCATGCCGAAGTTCTGCGGTTGCGTGTTCGACCTGCTGGGCAGCATGTCTAGCGCCGAAATCAACCACCATTCCGAAAAGGTCGCGCGGTATTTGCTGCGCCCGCATTGGAAACATTGTTTCAAGTGCTTCGTGAGCCTCGTTTACCTGATCTGCTGTCAGTTTCTCGTTTTGTTCGCTTTTAGGCAATGGCTGGCACCCACATCCCCCTGCTTTTACCGTTTCTTCGTTGCACGGCGTGGGATTGGGGGTAGACCAGCATTCTTTTTGTTCGCTCATGGTGTTGTTTTTACGGCACAAGGCCCAGTGATTGAAGTTGTTGTTCGCAAACCGATACTTCGGCGAATCCACCGCCTGATACATGGATAAAACCCTTTCTGTAAGCCTCCGCTTCCTGCTGTAGGGAAAGACGGGCGATCGGCTCACACCTTTTGGCAATTCTTTCGAGGGTGTAACCTTTGGACTTAGGATTTGTGATTAAGGCTATTTCCTCCGCCCGCTCCCTTACTTTCTGTTCGTATTTTGTCTGCTCCATGTTATTTCTTTTTCAGTTTTTTTATTGATAATTTTTTTTCATCACCAACTAACCATGAATCATTCTTCCCAACATAATCTATATTTAGCCTGACCCATACAAATTTTCCTTCTAAATATGTTATTGTTCCCGAAACCCTCCTATTGTTATATTTTCCAGAAATAAAATCCCCAACTTTCATTTCTTTTTCGGTTTGATGATGAAACATAGTTTGTCCTCCGGGAACTATTTTATCCACAGTGCAGGATTATAAATAGCAAAAATCCGGTTTTCAGGGCTATTAAATAGGTATATTGTTTTACCCATCGTAATATCGGCTGATATCTTTTCTTTAGTATCTAAATATGTTTCTTTCATATCACTTCATTTTATCCTTAACCTTCATCAGCAACATCCTGGCGTACGTCGATGGATTTACGCCTTGGTTGCGACCGTTCTTAATCAGCCATTCCCAAAGATCCTTATCCATCTTTACCGTGCGCGGCTTTAGTATCTTTTCTTTCATTATCTTACTTTTTGAACATTCTTATCATTATTTCTTTTCCCAGCGTTACCGGCCTTTTTCCCATAGAGTGTAGTATAAATCTGGAAAACTAATTTATCATCTTTAGTAAGCGGTTCACACCGTTTCAGTTTATCGATTACCGCTTCACCGTCCATCTTTATTTTTTCAAGCGTTGTCATGTTTCAATTTTTATACATCAAATGTAAGACAAAAAGTAATACAAAGTAATACTATAGAGAAAATTTATAGTGTGTTGGAACATTTAATTACGTTTTCTATATCTTAAATTGTTCATAATCAATTATTGAGACTGAAATTCCTTTAGATCTGGCCGTTTCTATCATGTGTTTTGTCCCCCTTGATTTACCATCCCAAAATGCGATCATTGCATCCGCTTCTCGTGACATCAATTCATTACGTATAGGGCCGGCTGATTTACCATACTTATCCCATTCAGCTGGGAATTTCATAACAGGTATATTATTTTCAGCTGCCCATTTCTCACCTAGTGTATCGGCCCCTGTTGCGCAGCCGGATATAACACACGTTATTTTGTCAACGTCATTTAATACCTTCATGCTCCGCTTTAATAAATCGTAGTCTTTAAATGTCCTAGTGCCAGAAATGATAACCTTCATAAAAATTAGTTAAGTTTCCAATCCTTCAACCTCATAATGCCCATTTTTGGCCAATCTACCGGCGTTTGGGTGGTCGCGGGTCGGTAATATGGTTCGCACCCTTCGTCTGTGCTTAGCCAGCATTTAACCTCCGTTCTGCCGTATTCATATATGGATTTATACCCGAAAAACTGGTATATCCTGGAGGCGATCTTATCGTAATCGTTCTTACGAATAGATTTATCCAGCAAGCCCATTTGCTTCAGGCCCGGCACGTCGAAATTCTGCTCGATGAACATTTTTAGCTTTAGTTGTTCGTAAGTCATATCAATCTTGTTTATCGGGGTTGTTCAATTCCTTCAGGGCGATAACGGCGGTGTAGATTATCTCAATAAGCGAGTGATCTACAATGTATCCACGTTGAGAAAAAAATGCTTTAATAGCATCAATTCTTTTACCTGTTATGGATTCCTGAATCTTATCGTCTAATTGGTCTTGCGTGATGTTCATGTGGTTGTTTTAAGTGGTTAGTGTTTTCAAAATATTTACATACTATTTGAAATTTACGATCCTCCCTAAGTGGAATTTTACCCCTCCATTACATAAAGAGTAAGTACAATTATAAAAGGGCCGATTTTGTTCAGCAAAAGCTATTTTAGCCTGCGTAGATCCTTTTACTTCATAAAATGATTGCTGATACTCGTAAGTCACTTTATTAAGCTGTAAAAGCCTATAAAGGGCCTTATTCGCTGTTGCATGAGACATTCCTATTACTTTAGCTATTGACCTGGAAGAAGTGCGAACCTCTTTAACACCGAATGCACGAAACGAAGCGCGGTTTTTAACCCACGATAATGCTTTGGAGGCTCGCAACCCCTTTGCTTTAACTCCGCTTTCAAATAGACAGTCACCCGTTATTAAAAAGTCTTGATTCTTCAGATTGTTATATGCTACCGCTGCTCGAATGTTTTCTTTTGTTTCTTGTAGGTTTTTGCCCCTGGTGATAGAAATATATCTACCACTTTCACCAAAGAGCATGGTGAATACTGTCTTATAAGAAGCAACGCAATAATTGCCGCCTCCATCGATTCGAATGAAACCTTTTTTCTGGCACTCATTGAAGTACTTTATGTAAGTATTAATAGACATCCCGCATTCCCTAGCCACTACGTGGTTTTTAGTCCTATGCCAAATGCATGAGGATATAAACCTACGCTTGACTAAAATAATAAATGCTAATATATCTATGGATGATTTCAATGCAGCGCCGCCAGCAACGAGCCGGCCCATGAAAGTAGAAACTAATCTTTAAACACTCGAGTGTTAGCGCTATTTGTCGGGCTTGTCCCGACTACCATTGTATTTGTAAGCTCCCATCAAGGCTACTGCATACCTGTAGAATGGAACCGGCATGCTAAGTTTCAACCATTCTCGTGGTTCCTACACGATTTGAACGTGTGACCTTCAAATTATGAGTTTGCTGCTCTACCAACTGAGCTAAGGAACCAATCCGGGCCTTTCACCCGACCGATCGGCTAACCATTCGGCTCCGACTAACGGTTTTTTTGCTGATCCGCTTACAGCTTTAAAATGCCTGCGTCCAGGCGGCGTACTTTTTAACGTGGCTTTCCGCCTTCCTCCCACATAATTTTTAAACTACTCCGCCCATTTCCAGCTGGGATAAGCTATATGAAGATCCCGTTACTCTATTCATATACTTCTGACTACACGAACAAGTCGCTTACCTCTCCAATGAACGCCGCTACTGGAATAGCTGTAATAATTGACAGTGTTTAGTTTTAGTTACAATGGGAGCGACCCCGTCACTGACGTTTTTACACCTCTGGCTATATCAATTTAGCAGCTTTCTGTCTATTACCGTCCATCTTCAAGCAGAGTAGTATCAGGGCCGCGATTTCCACTCGCATAGCGTTGTACGTTCGCGGGTAACCTGAATTATTTATAAAAATCTTAATCCATAACCTTTACATTGATTCTTTCTAAGGAATTCAATGCATTCTTTATACGATCCTTTAAACATCTGAACTTCTGGAATTGTTTTACTATAAACCTCGTATTCCATAAAATGAAGTTAAGAAATTGTGCGAGTTCCCGTACATCGCACTACCTACAGAAGGCTGTCGGAGCCTTAACTAATAGTAAACGGCCGTTTTCTCCGATCATTGAAGTATTGTCATGAAACGAGTTAAAAAGAAAAACCCGCCGTATCGTGCAACTGAACAGGCGGGTGTTGTTTCTATCCATTTCTGGAAATATCTTTATTGTTCAGTTGCACAACAAACATACAACATTTACTCCAAATCCAAAAGTTTTTTCTCACTTTCTTTTAAAATAATTTTTATGGCTTGCTGAATTTCTTCATAACAAAATTGGCTTGATGACAAAAACTGCGTCATTGTCATATTACTATCAACATATTTACATAGATAATACGCCGCATGCACCATCATCATTTTCTTAACCGGCCCAGCGTTCTCGCCCAGGAGCAGGCCGTACATATCGATAAAATTCTGTGTTGTCATATTAACGTTTTTTGTACATTAAGCAGTTGTTGGCCTTGCAGGTTGATATTGTAAGTTCGTTTCGATGTGACATATTTACGATCGCCCATTTCGTAAAACTATGTTCTATACCAAATTCCGTCTGAATATCCGAAGCGATTTCAATTGCAGTTTTAAACTTATCAAGCTTTGAAACATACTGATGTATTTTAATGTATTCATCGCCCCTCCAATTTGTCGGCTTTTTAAAATCTGATGCTGCGTAATTAATCTCATCGCTTTCAACTACGCGCCATATTGCACTAACAATTTCCCCCACGTGATTTTTTTCAGCATATACGAGATCCTTTATAAGCGGATGCGTGATCTTGTCACATCTATTTTTAATATGGTTGGATACATACATTTCAGCGTCCAATAGCGTATCGAATAAATGTAGGCTCATATTATGGTTTTTTGAAGGTGATGGGGAAAGTGCCGATATATGTTTCTAATTTATCTGCTTTTAGTGCTGTTTCTTTCTTAGCGTAACCAACTGATGTACCAACTTCAAAGGAAATTGAATCATTGACTTAACATGAATTACTTCATCAACTATTCTTCCATCCATCGTTATAACCTTCTCACCATTAAGCGCCCGCTCCAAATCAAACGGCTCCGGCTTTGGATCGCCATGTTCTAGGATCTCACAGTCATATGACATGATAGTTCCGCCAATACCAATTACATCATAATTACCATGGTTATTCAATTTACATGATAATATTGATCCTATTTGATCTTTGTACCAAAAATCATTTTCTGTACATTTAACGATTCTCACTTTCATTTTGCTTCTTTTAAAGTGTCAAGAATAAAGTTTGCTATTTGTTCAAGTTCTTTATGATTGCAGTTAAAATATACATCCTCTGGGAAATCTCCTTTAGCATCTGTTATGAAATGAATTTGTGACAAATCATCTGTAAGATAAATTTCGAACACTCCATTATCATCTTCTAATAACAAGCTTTTTCTATTCATAAAAATTATTTAAAAGTTAGGAATGTAGGCCAATTTTTTTATGGAATAAACGGGATTTTCAAAATTTATAATATGCCAATCTCCGTAAACGAAGTTATACCACGCTAATTGAATACCATGTGATTCTGTTTGAACTAATACTAAATCTGTTAAATGCGGTTCGTCTGTTGATTCAGGAGGCAATTCATTCTTTGGATCAAACCACTTAGGGCGGTTGGCTTCCCATTCTGCACCGTACACAAAATAGTCTTCTAATAATCCAGGCGGAACCCAATCGTCCCCTCTATACACTATGTCATCACTTCTAAATCTTACCGCCGCTTCTTCTCTTAGCTGTTGAATGTTCATAATTAAGATATTAAATAGTTCATGAATTTTAATTGCAGCTTCATTTTTGTAATCCCCTCCTTTCTGTCATAATCCTTTACTTTCTTGCTCATTTCCGGGTTCTTATCGCTCCTATCAAGATCATACGGCGTCAAGTCAATTAACCTATCAATCCTATCTTTAGTCTGTGATATGGAAAGTTTCAAATAATCAGTGTTGGGTTCATTTATTAGATAATTTTCGGCCAATTGAATAAATTGAATTCGCTTCTTTATTCTTGATATCTTTGATTTTTCAGTTATGACGCAAAGTTGTTTTGCTTCCTCACGAAGATTGTTTATCTCCATTTTCACATCCATTAGTGTTTTCATTCTTTTCGTTTTGAAGTTTAAGTAATAGTTGTTTTACATGAATTGTTTTAACACGGGTGGAAATGTAACGCTGAACCTTTCTATCTTTACGCCAATCGATGCATTTAAGACGTTCTATTTCGGCTTTATCTTGTGGCGTTTGTGGATATTTCCGCTGTAGTATTGCCAATTCCTCTACTCGGGCCTGATTAACTAATTCTTCATTGATCTCAATATTCCCATTACGTTTTAGCCAGTCGTAAAAGCATGTCCAAGGCGTCCACTCGTAGAAGGCGTTATCTGGATCAAAGTTTTCGATGAGATTTTCCCATTCATCCGTCCAATCTTCTTCTCCTCGTGGAAGAGAATCTAATACGTCTGAAATTATCGTCACAGGCTTAAACCCCTTAACTTTCATCAATGCCCATTCTCGGTAAGCGTGGAAAATACGCCCGAAATATTCACAACTAAAATTCTCGTAACACTTCACATCCGCTAACTCCAATTGCCCGGCGTAAGCGGATTCAAAAGCCACACGAATTTCCTCAATCCGGTGTGTTCCGTATTCCTGGCGAATCCAGTTTATGAGAACCTGTTTTTCCTCGTCAACTGGCATGTTATGAGCGCGAATACCTGACATGAGCATAGCAAGGCGTAGCTTCTCCTTTATATCCTCATCGCTGCAAAATCGTATTTGTCGGCTTTGCAACGCATCCGCTACTCCCCATTCACCACCCTTTGAGGGCGTCAAGTCTTGATTGTGATGTTCCTGTTTTGCCGGCTTGTTGTCCTCCATTGTTGTAATTTTTAGGTTCAAAAAGACCTTGCCATCCATTTCTAATAGAAGTCTCAATAATTTGCTCCCTTATATCTTCTGGATATTTGCAAAGCCATTTCATGGCAGCTTCTTTAGACATCTCTGATTTATAAGGCTTCTTTATCTGTTTCCGATAGTCAATCCATCGAAACCATGCTTCCGTCCATGCCATAAGTTTATTTTTAAGCAATGTTAGGCGATATTTCGCAATAAACAAAATTTATTTGCGAAAGTTGGCATTTTATTTTTACCTTAGCATAAAATATGAATATGAAAATAGCAGACAAATACGTGACAATGCAGGAAATGGCGCAAATGCTTGGCGTACCGGCGCGTACTCTTAATGAATGGATGAAAAGGGGATTAGAGATAGAAGGGGTGAAATCATACGAAAAACTTTACCCGTACAGGTCTAGCCCTTATATGATCGTTCCTGACCAAAAATATTTTGAAAAAAGTTCGTGATTTATTTGGTAGATTGCGAAACTTCGCATATCTTTACATCATCAAACAAAACAAGCCATGAACGCACAAGAAATCCAATCCGTAAGAAATGAATACCACGCCGCCCCTAAAATGTCAGCCGGGAACACACATATCGCAGTGATCGTAGAAACCAAAATCAGCGCACGTAAGAAATGGGCGGGTGTGCAGTATTGGACGCCGGAAATGATCGCAGCAGCCGTGAGGATTAACGATGATCGTTCAGTATCTACATATATAGAAAATCTGTAATCACCCGGCCGGGCAACCGGCCACATATTTATCTTATGAACACAGCAAAACGCGAACGCATCATTAAGAACCTTTATGATCTGCAATGTTTGGATAGCTGGGAGGATGGCAGCGACTTCATTGAGTGCATTAAATCAGTTCTGTCAAATAATGGTTTTTCTTTTTATCCGCTGTATGTATTAACCGAAAATAGAAAACTTGATGTTATAAGAGTTTATCAAGAGCTTGGATATAATGCAAGAAATGAAGATTTTGATGAAGATCAATGGATTTCTTTTTATAATTCTTACAATTATTCAGAAGATGCTTTTTCGGATGAAACTAACTATAATTTAAGTTTTGAGCAATTTAATAATTTATGTTATAAATACATAGATTTCGGGTTATGATAAACTGGCACAAATTATCTGAATTGGCATTGGATGAGGCATTGCATTATTCGAGGCTTATTGATGATTCAAATAAGACGAATGTAATGATGCACTATGCAGATTTGGTAAATAAATACCTTGAAATACACAATTATTGCACAATACGACTTTTAAAACATGTACAATGACGCACTTTTATATCTGGCTTTGCGCCTTCACACCGGCCGCTTTATTCGTGGCCTACACAGTTCGGAAACACTTTTACGCTAACTTCAAAAAACATGGGAAATGAACTACGAAAAGAAATTTACTCCCGGCCCATGGCATATAGATGATGATGGTGATGTCAGTTCGATAGACATGCGTACAATTTGTGAGATAGAGCCATTAAGTAGAAATGAATGGAAATTTAATTCTCACCTAATATCTTCTGCTCCAGAACTTCTGGATGCGATGATTGATGTTTTAGAATTGGCTTCAGCATATGGAATGAAAGGTTCAATTTATGATAAATGTATTTTATCAGTAAACAAAGCCCTCAACATTAAAAATTCTTAGTAATGACCACAACGCAAATCATATTCGGAACAATTTTAGGCATCGGCCTGTTATCATTCTTACTTTATATCTATGAAAGAACTAAATATCATCTTAACGTCCGTAAAAAACAATCCAATTCTGTTGCTCCCAATAATCGTCTGCGGGTATCTTCTTTTGAAGTTAACGTGGATGACGTTTTTGGACGGAACTAGATTAGACGACACAAGATTAGATGAACACGAAATCGAATCATATCATGACTGAACAAAAACCGCGCAAAGGCTGGCAGATTGTGGAACTTATTCTTTCCATCGCTCCGGCTATTATTAACATATTCAAAAAGAAGAAATGACAAGGGAAGAATTTTTAAGCCTGAAGGAAGGTGATATTGTTTTAATTAATGATTTACATTCTCCTACCCATTCATTTGCTCCTGGCCAACGCGTCATATACAAAAATGTTGGAAGTTGGCCCGAACCTATAGATGGTTTGTTTTTAGGAACATCAAAATATACGGGTCATCAAATTATTCAGCGCCTTCACTTTTCTGAAATAATTATATTAAATGAGTAACAAGAAACCACACTACTACCTTGTTTATGAAACATGGGTATGGGCAACGTCGATGCCTGAAGCAATCAGGATTTATAACGAAATGTATGCTAAAATTCAATAAGCATGTTTTCATACTTACTCACCTTATCGGCTATCCTGTATACGCCATATACAAAGCTTTCATCAAAAGAAAGAATAAGAAGGGGACGCGTAATAGATAATATCTATTGTATTTTCTGGCTTGCTTTCGGTACTTTTATTGTCTGGTTAATCACAAAATGTAAATTATGACACAAGTTGCGTTAGTAACAGAAAGCAAACTTTTTGACTTTCTATCTCCCAAGAAATCAGACATCGTTCGATTCATGGGTGGAGAGGACAACTATAAGCGAGAAGTATCTTTTGCTATTCAAGCTGCAAACTCCAACCCACAATTGCAGAAAGCAACACATGACAGCATTTGTAAAGCAATCTACAACCTGTCAATTACGGGTCTTTCTCTTAACCCAATCTTAAAACTTGCTTATTTAACGCCTCGTAAGAATGGAGAAGCGATTGAAGCGCTATTAATGCCTTCCTATCAGGGATTAGTAAAGCTTTTGAAGGACAGCGGATGCGTTAAGCAAGTATATGCACATTGTAGGTTTGAGGGGGATAATTTCGAATATGCGCTGGGCAGTCAGGTAACAATCAATCACATCCCACTATTCAAATCAAAGGTAATTTTAGGCGTTTATGCGATCGCTGTACTGCCGGATGGTGAAAAGATCGTAGAGTACATGCCGTTAGAGGAAGTTGAGGAAATTAGGAGTAGGTCGGATGGATATCGGGCATTCAAAAAAGGGCTTATTAAGTCCACACCGTGGGTTACAGACGAGGCGGAAATGTTCAGGAAAACAGCTATCCGGCGCATCTTTAAATATGTTCCAAAGACAAGTAATTATAACAAAATAGCGGAAGCCATCGCGCTGGATGAAAAGGAGTTCCCGGCAACGCTTGGGCAAGAACAATTTATCGAATCACTTGTTAAAACTTCAACCTACGACCACGACACGCAAGAAATGATTTTAGCTAAGATTGGAGAAATGACAAGCGGGGAAGCTGAAAACATAATTGCTGACCTTCATATGAACCAGGTTAATCCAATTACTGAAGGATCACCCGGCGCCGGATATAATCAAGGGGATATTAAGAAGCAGATAAAAGCACAGCATGAAGCCTAAAGAATCGCTATTTTTTATCCTTAAATCCATATTCGTTAATGAACTTTACACGGAATACAAGTTTCATGAAACGCGCCGTTTTAGGTTCGATTACGCCGTGCCGATGTATAAAATAGCAGTGGAATACGAGGGCATAATGGGAGGTAAGGCTCGGCACACAACAATAAAAGGGTATACAAAGGACTGCGAAAAGTACAATTTAGCGAATGAAATGGGTTGGCACGTATTCCGGTATACAGTGCTAAACGTCGATCAATGTTATAGCAATATTCAATCATTTTTGCGCCATAAACAGAAATAGCCATCCTAGAAAGGACAGCTATCACTACTTACTAACCGGCTCCGTTATTGCAACGGGGCCATTTATATTAATACGATATACGGTGACTTCTCGACGAACTTACCGCTTTCATACAGCTTTTTCATATCTTGCCATTTAAGGCCAAATGTTTTTTCAAAGTGGGGGCCGTCTGGACTTTTCGTCCAATCACCGCCCCATGTCCAGCCGTATTTTTTGAATACCTTAACACACTCGATCCAATCAGCTTGCTTATCTCCGTCAAAGTCTTTTTCCATATCCCAAATGGCCTGCTTACCATCAACGATAAGGCAAATATCTATAGCTAATCCATAGTTATGATAGCTTTGTCCGGGCTTGGCATTAGTCTTCCAAGGGCCCTTAATGGTACGGCCAGATGCATAAAGTTGTGCTTGCTCGGCAAAGTCTCGTAAGGTATGAGTAAAGCGACAAATGGCATTACCAGTCAGCGCCTCGCATATTTCGCCGTAAATGTCGCGCGCCTCCTGCCTGACGGCTGGGTGCAATAATTCAATACGTTTAAGGGTAATTTCATCCATGTAAGTAGTTATTTGGCTTTTATTTTGTATGATGCAATGATTAGTTTCATAAGTAGTTATTTACGGTCTTCCTTGTCTTTTAGGAGAATCTTTATTTCGTAAATGCTGTTCATTATACGGTCAAACTTTTCGTTCTGGATCTTCATATCAATCTCCCTGTTTTCCTCAAGCTTTGTGATCCGCTGCCCGTGCTGCTGCTGCGTCATTTCCAGGCGTTCACTATCACGACCCTTTGACACTGCGAAGTTCCACGCGCCGGTAAGACTTACAACAATAGCTACCACCAGCCCTAATAATGCGTGCCATACTTTCAGCTGTTTTTCCATTTCCTGCCTTTTTTAAAATGTCGCCACCAAAATAAGCCGCCGCTAACCATCATAATCAATAACTCAACATATAACACCCCTTCGCAGCGTTTAAACCATAATAAATAATGAGGCAAATCTATTGCCAATATGATAAAATATGCAGTGAATACGTCTTTAAAATCTCTGTCCTGCCGGTAATTACCCGTTATATATAGCCAGATTGCCCAAAAAATCATAAGCCAGGAAACAATATTTAAAACATCCTTTATATACCATTGTATATCCAGTTGTTCAGGTTCAAACATGAATGGAGTGATAACCTTTTCAGGCCGGTTATTTAGTACTCTATGAACTAAATTAACCGGCCATGAAAGGTACATCAGCAGCATTATGTACGCTTTTCGGTTCACGGCTTAGTGGGCGGTTTACTTGGGTTAGTTCCCCCAGGCCCTGTGCCTCCTTCGTTACCTGGATCATCGCCTGGAGCGACGTTGGCTGTTACATCACCATCAGGAATTTCAATTTCGTCACCAACTTGTACGCCTTGGTCAATTAAATCTGGATTCTGATCCAAATCCTCTTGTGTTACAACTTTTTTCATGTGTTTTCAGTTTTATCTTGTTTAGCAGTAAACGAAAGGCCGAAAGTAGTGGCCAATGCTGCAAATATAACATCCATCCACTTAATTACCGCGTCAGGTACGTCTAAAATGCCATTAGCATCTAATGAATAAGCTGCCCCAGCGAGCGCGATCAATAAACCTGCGATGTATCGAAGCGCCACATACCTTTTGGGTGATTTCTCTTTAATTCCGTTGATAAAATCACGGAATATTTGCGTACTTAGAATGTATTTAAGAATATTCATAATTATTAGTTGAAAAGTACCTCTAATCCGGGATATGCTCTAAATGTGGGCGTACCGATTGTATTTACAGTTCGCATACGAAGCCAAGTATTTCGCGGTATTGTTCCCTTTAGGGTTACATGAAAAGTAAATGTTGGCATAAGAACGCCACCTGAAATAGAAGCAATCGCTGTATCAATTCCAGTCCATGCACTATTATCAGGAGAAGACTCTAAAATTATCATCCCTCCACTACCTGTTACTACTGTCGCATTACATGTAATTGTATTGCTATAAGCCACTATTGCACATCGTTGTTGACTAATCATAAAAGATGTATTAAGTGCGCGGGAAGCAGTATTATTTGCTATGGCTGGGGTATGTGAAAATCCGTTAGATTTTACCGACATGTTAACCCCAAGCGTAATGCCCATTACTGTTAGGATGAAAATGGATACAATCCAAATAATGTTTCGTTTTATAAAAGCCATAGGTAAAAAATTTAATTAATCCACCATTGTGTTCCATCACTTTGAATTGTTATTGATTGCAAATAAGTCGTTATAGAATATGGTGTAGATGAGCCTTCAATATTTTCAGATGCGTTAGGATCTACTGCAATTGTAAATGCATTATTGCTTATTTTCTTAATAACATAAACCCTTCCAGTACAAGTAGACGCAGCAGGTAGATTTATAGTAATATTAGCTGAATTATTCACATATATAGAATAGTTGGTAGCATTCAACGTACTTGTTCCCGATATTGTAGCGGGAGCAGCCGAAAAAGATCCTTTAACCTGAAGTGAGGTACTACCATCATCAGTTGCCGTTGAATTTACACCAACTAATGCTCTAGTATTAAGCATCAATGGCGTGGCGGAAATTAACATAGGTTGTAGAGTATTAGTTCCGCCGCGGTCGAAAGACCATATATTAGCTGTTCCTGATTGCGCAAATAATTCTAGTCCATTACCATTTCTTATATTAGTAACGCCTGTTACCTTAACCATATTTGTAGTCACCCCATTATTTGTAGTAACTGTTTGTAAATCAATAGTATTTACTGGATTTAAGGTATACTGAACACTACTATATGAATACCGGATAGGCGCAAATGTTGCCTGCGCGCCTGGTGCGGAGACCGTAGGCAGATATGATTTAATCCGCCCTATAGATGCGAAACCAACTGTTCTAAATGCATTATTAGCAGTATCCACCATAACAGATCCGTAAAGGTGCAAGGTATCAGCTATAGGACTTGCATTTATAAATACAGAATTATATACTTTATCCGAATTATTGTTAGATAGCCGTAAAGTCTTTAATGAACTATTAGAAATAGCAACTGCTGTTAATAGTGAATCAAAAGAACTGTTGTTTACCTCCAAGGTATTAATTGCAGCCCCATTAATTGCTAAGCCCGTACTTTTACCAGGTTTACCACCAACGTGTCTATAATTGTCTACTACCATTCTACGCACAATAGCACCTGTTTGTGTAACAATATCAGTATAATTATAGGTGGTGTCGGCAATCGTTTTTATGTTCCGGGCCTGCATAATATCGATATCCGCCAATGGCTTGACTGTAATAGTTGTCCGGATGCTGTTATCTGGCTTTCGTATTACGTTGTCAATATATACCGAGCGGATTTTGTTGTTAAATGACAGATATTCATTATTCGAAATGTTATTCTGCATCTTCACATTGATATTCGAAATTGTAATATCACCAAAATTTCCAGTTCCCAGTCCATATGCGCTTACTTCAAGTAGGTTATCTGTAGCTGTTCCAGTTATATTATTTACAATAACTCTATCCATCAATGAAGTTGCTGACAAAAGTCTTACACCTTTCCTCGTCTCATTAAATATGATGTCATTTATTATAATGTCTGTTATATCTCCTTGGGTCAACCATGGCCCTTGTGGCACATCTTCAGTATTAAAGGCAATTGCATCATCAAATGTTTTTAATATGCACCTTGAAACATTAATATGGTGAGCGGGCCCGTTGAAATGAAGTCCATCCTGGTTATGTAATGGTGGGTTATATACGCCTTGATCTATTTCCAACCCATGAAAATTACTATAATTTACGTTTGATGCAAATACGGCATATGTTTGAGTATTTATAATTCTACTTGGCGAAAAATCAAGATATTTAACTCCTGAAAATAAGAATCCTACTACAGGGGTTCCATCAGGCATAAATTTTATTTGATTATCTCCATTCCCAAACCAATTCCCACCTGATATAGTTATCATTGAATCAACGATATTCATTGATAAAGGTGTCGTTTTATTTTTATTACTAACTAATGCACAGTTAGCCCCATTCATAAGGTATATTTTTGCCGAACCGCCATATATTTTTGTTCCTGTACTGACGATCAAGGTACTGTCAATATCATATTGTCCATTTCCATCAAATCCAACCCAAAACCTACCCTGTGAATAGTCTATAGCTGCTTGTATAGCCAACCTATCCGATATCCCATCATTAGGAATAGCCCCAAACCATCTGGGATTTACCCACAATCCACTATCTCTATATTGCTGTAATGTAATTGCATCATCAAGTGCTACGCCCTTATCAATTCTAATAGTTCCCTCAAAATAAGCAGATTTGTTTAAATATGAAGGTAATGTACCAATATTTAACGGCGCTGCCAATGGATTAGTTGTCGCAATTTTTAAAGTATTTCCAATTGTTCCATTCCCAGTTATATTAAAACTAGCATTTTGAGGAGATGTCCCATTTTTAATAAAATCATCTGGATCTATTGCTTGTGAGCCTAATATTGTCCATCCAAATCCATCATGCCCCCAAAATTTACCAAATTGGTAAGCAATACGACCAGAATCCCCTACAGGAAGACCATTAAAAAGCATGTTGTTTTGTGCAGATGTATCACGCGGCACAATATGCACGCTATCTGACTTGGACGATCGCATCTTCCTGTTAGATGGATCAGATTGCCAAATTCCCTGCGCCATTGCGCCAGATGAAACAAAAAAAGTAAGTAGTATTAAAATGTATTTCATATCCAAAAAGTTATTGGCCGTGCATAGTTTTCGGGTCTTGCCTCATATCCGCCATTCGGCAACATAGCTTGTGAAGATCCTAAGTTGGGTTGCCCCGGTGTATTATCAGTATTTACAATTGTCGATTGACCATCGTTTTTAAGCAATTCATCATAATCTCCATTTGTATGGCTGTGCGCCTTGTTTTGGTTGCTTTGCTCGCTATTTAACCTAAATCCTAATCCCGCCGTTTGTCTGTCTTCGTCCTTGTTTTTACCCATGTCTAAGTTTCTAGGGAACCAGCCGCGCAGATCAGGTATGTATATTGTGCCGCCACCTCTGCCCCATTGTAACTTATTGCTTCCAGCCCATGCACCAGGGCTTAAAATTGACCCGGCTAAATCCGTAGTTTCAAGGTAATCCAAATAATCGGCCAAAGAAGGAATGGTCGTTTCTAATACAGATTGCCCATTAGCCCAAATCTGATTTACTCCTTCTATACCTCCCGGGTTTTCGGCCCCTACTCTTTGCCATCTGTCACCGCGTGATAAAACACGCCAGTTATTACCAATCCTGATAAGTAGACAATGATCTGATTCGCCTAAAACGATTCTTGACAAGTTCGTGCCGTCCCAAAGCTGCTGACCTCCCGGCGCCATAATTATGGCTTGTTTCATCGTGCCACCCCTCACCGTCTTGATAGGACAAATTACATTTTCGGGGTAGTTTGGATTTAAGGTATATGTAATTGCGGCAGCGGTTGCCCCGTTCAATATAATTAATTTCCTGTCATATGATGGCCCAGCGGCAACACTAGCCGTTACAATCTGCTCCCCATTTGTAAACCTACCAACAGCATCAGGGGTAACTATAACTGGTGATATTTGCGTTTTAAACTGTACTGCTATTTGATCTCCTATAGCGAATTCATCTCCAAATACAACTAATCTAATGCCTCCGCCTGGGATATCATTTTGCCAGTTTACCCCCTTAAATCCGTATTCAAGGCCGCGCCTAAATAAGCTGTATTCTTTACCATCCAAAAACGGGTCAATTATTACGTTATTGGTACCAGTAAAGCCAAAATCAACGCCGTTACCTATAGACGCTCCGGGTGGCATTGTATCAAAAGGATAATAATACCTATCCGGGATATTAGCAGCAGTTCCAAGTTCTGTAGATATGATTTGCGCAAGCGTAGAAATGGCAATCTTGTAGCCAACATCTCCGCCATTGAACCCAAAATATAACAAGTCATCAGCCGTTGGTGTGCCTACAGGGAATCCGAGTTCCTGCAACGTTAATAACAATACTTCATCTACTAGTTTAGGCATAATATGGACTTGTTAATTGGTCATTGTCTAAATCAGGTGAAAGCCCTTCGTTATTATCAAGGTCAGGCGAAAGCCCCAAATCAGGTGCAGCTTGTGCAAATACAACATCTGGTATGTATGGCGCATTCCAATCGCTTGACAAAACGAAATCGCATCCCGTTTCCCCTAATGAAAGTGTCCAGTATAGATTTTCTGAATAATTGTTATACCAGTCTACAACCTCATCTGCATTATTGGCCACGCCTATGAAAGTGCCGATATTATTCCCATCGTTTGTATACCAGAATACCGATACTGGATAAGGATTCGGACACCCAAACAACCGTACTTTATTCGCATCTGCCAAGTACACATTGGTTACTATATCTATGTATTCGGTCGTTTTTGGGCCACATCCTATTCCTACAGTACTAGCAGTAAATTCACCCCTAACCGGACTAGCCCAAGAATCATTAGTTAAAATAACAACACCAGAATGCACCACCCCGGCTAAATTTTGATCTGAACCCTTCCAAGCTAGTTTGTCTCCATTATCAAAGGCCTCTATAACATCCACATAGCTAAATCCGTCATAATAACTTACTACGGCGTCAAATTGAATAGTATACCCCTTGAATGTTGGTATATAATCCCTATCCTGTCCCTGCGGACCTGTTATTTCTAGCGTATCTCTCGTTCTTGTAAGCGTAAAATCAGTACAATAGCATGCCGGAGTGTAAACTCCACCTTTGTTAAAGTATAGAATAAAATCCCGACCGCGTATTGATCTGATTGCCATACTCAAATTTAGCTTTTTTCTTCTTCAATATCCCATTGATCTACAACAATGTTGCCCCCTTCCTCCGGCAGTATTTCCATAATGCCTATTTGATGGACACATGTTCTATTATTATATGTGTCTCTAAACTGCATAAACCTTTTGCCGGGGATGTGCTGGAACTCTATAACCGAATAAAATTCAAACTGATTGCTATACACTGACCCAGCAAAAGACAGTATGCTCCTTGCGTATTGTTCAACATGGGCGCGCGCCATGTGATCCTCAATATCTCTTTCAATGCTTCCTGCCTTGGAAGTCTGCCACCCTTCAGCCGGTTCTTGGGGTGCTCCCGTAAAGATAGTGTTTGAAATACCAGGATCTCCCATATCAATAAATGTAAAATCCTGTTGCGGCAAAACTTGCGAAAACTCCGCGTCGTTTGTCGCCCTTACATGCCTACCTTTAGAACTGGACTTTATAATAGCCAACTTTAAAGGATAAATATGTACTGAATCAACAAAAGGCCCATCCGGCGTATCACTGAATTGATCGGGCGGCCAAATGAGAATAACCATCCTATATGAATCTAAGGGAGGTGATCCGGGGGAGCCTACTGGCTGCATAGCAGGTATTGGGTCAGATTTTACTTTTATTGACCCCTTTTGCTTTCTTCCTGACCGCGTTACCTCTACCCTGTTAGTAAAGGTGATCCCAGCGCCGTCACTTATCCACTGACCGCCGGATGTCATTTCCCATCCTCTATAATCCGATGTCTGACTATCCAAGTCAATTAAATACCCGAACCGTTTTGTATTAAAAAACTCGTAAGGGAATTCAATTTCTATTATATCTCCAGGCTGCACGTATACTTCGGGAGTTCCCATCCACCCCTGTGAAATATTATGTGTTAACACGGTATCATATGGAATAATAGCCCTATACGGGTCTATAGTGGTGCCTGATCCAGTGCGGAAAAGAGACGGCGTTCCGGCCGCTCTATACCAATCGGTAAAATCTGATCCTGTAAAATTTTCCCAAAAAGAATTCGTTAAAATGTTTATCCCCTGGTACTGGGTTTCAAAAGAGGCTTTTTTAACTGCTCTTTTAGGTGAAATAACGCCGTCCAGGTTGACCGGAATCATGTCATGAGAAAATGCAGGCCCAGCTGAAATAAGCATATCGGGGACAGACACGGCCGTAACCGTTGTTGAATCGGTATACCTATCCACGGTAAAAGATGGCAAATCTAAGTCCTGTGTACGGATAAACCATAATTCTCCCTTTGCCATAAACATTCTAGCCGTAAATGCTGTTGCGATTTTTATAGCAGCACTCCTCACAGAGTTAGCCCCCTCAACAAAGTCATAGAAAATATCTGTATGGACAAACTCCCCAAATAGCATTTTTTCGCCCGGCTCAATATTAGTAGGATAAAGCGTACAAAGTACATTTACTGGCGTATTTGGCTCAATACATTGAAACAATCCCCGTGTTAAAAGTGCTTCATAAAGATTAATTTTCTCGTATTTCAGTAAGCCACCGTTATCCATATTGAACAACACGCCAGCCGCAAAAGACATTCCATCAACGGCTTTTATCTGCACTGCAAATGGTGTGGGATGATAAGGATAAGTACAGAAATCAGGCTTTACCCAGTAAACACCATCTAACACGCCATTTTTCCTTACCTCAACTTTAAAACGCCGTTCCGATGCCTCAAAAAATTCTGTAGGCAAGGGCTCGTTGGGCAATCCGCCGTATTTATAGGTTATGGTTATTTGGCGACCTATTATAGAAGTAAATTTATTTTCCTCGGTGTCAATTCGTTCGGTTATCAAACAATCACCTACGCCCTGTAAGGGAATCGGATTAACGTCAATACTCCCCTCACTATCCAATATATCAACCCGCCACGTTGCGGGTGTGTTGGCGTGTGCATCCTGAAACTCTAAATAATATTTTTGGTAGTAAGTCGCCATTATCCGTTTATACTTGCAATTGAACCTTCAGCCTGTTTCAAAAGAATAACTAAGTCAGTCCCGGAAACACGGGTTTCAGCTATTATTGCATTCCCTCCGCCAATACCCGCACCTTGGGCGATCTTTTTCAGTTGCAAATCGCTCAAAATATGTTCTTTTTGGGTGGTGTTATCCCCCGCTTGGATCATTTGAGATCCGTAAACCGTGCCGCCTGTAGCAAAAGACGGCGCCTTAGAAAGGGAGCTTTCAATGAGTGACCCCGCTGCCACAGCAATAATACCTGCGGCAACTGCGGCATAAGGGTTTTTGATAAGCGCCTTGGCCGCTATGGTTGCAGTACCGGCCGCAATCATGGATTCCCCCAACTGTTTGATAAAGCGTCCGAAAAGCCCAATGATACCATTAAACACATCGCCCAAGCTTTTTGCACCCGTTATTAGTCCTCCAATTGCTTCGCCGATACCAGACGCGATATTTGCTACACCTGAACGCAGGGCATTATTAAAATTATCGTTGAATCTTTTTTGAAAATCGGTCAGTTGCTCGAAATCTAAACTATCTACCAATGGTTTAAATGCTGCTGCCACATTTGATTGAGAGGGTGGAATAGGCTCAATGTTAACCGGGATTTTTAAGTTTACCGGAGTGCGAGCAAGCCCACTTTCTAGTTGCTTAATCCTTGCATCAATTTGCAAGAAAAGGTTATCGGTAGGCTTAATCCCCAATTCCCCTAAATCTTGTAGCGCCCGCTGTAATCTCTTTATCTTGTCGTTTGCCAAATCTGCGACATTGCCGCCAGTAGATTTAAAAACAAGATTAAGACCGTTTATATCTGATTCTAGTTTGGATATTATTTTTGATACTTCATCGATCTCTTTTGCCGCGTTTCCTCCGCCTTCCCCCGCAGGAGATTTAAAGGGATTTAACTGTACTTGAAGATTGGCTATTTTTGTTCCCGTAGCGAATATCTGGTCATAAATAGCATTTTGTTGCTTAATTGCATTATTTGTTTCTAAAATTAGGTTGGCCCTTTCTCTACTCAATCTAACAACACGATCAAACCTGCTTTCCCCCTCAATGTCTCCGCCTGGCCTATTGGCCTCTGCAATGGCCTTATTAAGTTCATCAATCCTTTTTTTCCCATCTTCTCCCTGCTGTGCTAATTTCCCGTAAGCGTCTGCAAGATCTTGCACCTGCTTTTCATTCGACTTTATTAAGGCACTAACAAAAAGAGATTGGTTAAATTGATCTAGTGCTTTACGCGCCTTTTCGGTATTGATAGTTTCAAGGCTAAGACTGTCCAAATATCCATCAGTTGCCGACTTTAATTCCCTAAGTGCGGCGGTTCTATCTTTCCTGCTTCTTGTTTCATCCTGGGCTATGCTAAAAAGCTGATTCAATACCGAAACCTCTTTTAAAGCATTGGCATTGCTTGTTTTTAAGGTCTGATTATAGTCTTTTTGAATATCAGAAAGGCTTTTTATCTGGTCGCCAGCATCTTTCGCTGCTTTTTCGGTGCCAAATAAATCATTGGCAAATATGGTTAGCAACGTTACCCCCAGTTGAATCACACCCCCTATAGAAAATAGGCTAGCGCCCAATCCCTTTAAAACGCCAATAAACCCATTACCGGATCTAATGGCATTATTTACCGAATCTACAAATATCGGAATGTTATTTGACAGGGACAGAATACCAATACGTGCATCAATAGCAAAATTTGGAGTTTCCCGTAAAAGCTGGTTGAATGAATTTGTTACGCCAGATATAGCGCGGATATTAGGGGCTGACCTAGCTACATCACTACCAAATGTTTGAACTGCTCGCCCGGCGCTATTTACAGCCATCCCAGTGGCAACAAACTGGGTTTCCCCCGTTTTAAGGCCAGCAACAAGCCCCTTTAAGTCCTTTTGTAAAGCGTCTATGTAGTTACTGGCCCCTTGAATACGGACACCCGCCGCAACAATCCCCTTAGCTGCGTTATTTGCAGCCGTCTGCGCGTTACTCATGCCACGTTCAAACTGATTTACATCAGCCTCTAACAAAAACTTCATCCCTTCTTCAGTAACGGCCATTTATTTTTTCTTTTTACTTCCAAAGTATCGGTTAGCAATCGCGTTTAATTCTTCTTGAGAAAGTTCTTCCTCTTTTTCTATTTTAGGCGCTGGCGGATCTGTTATAAGCGTAAACAACCTATTTTCTTTTACTCGTTTAGCACCTGCGGCAATCAATGCCCAGTAAGCCGTTTTCCTTATCCCCTCTAGGTATCTACATTGACGTATAATATACCCCTGCGCATGTCTTTGATAGTCACACCATGCCATAGCAAGAAATTCATCTGGCATTAGCCCTATCTCACCTAACGCGAAGTCTTTCACGTCTTCCCACGTATTCGGCTCTTTTTTTTTGTCTGATTTTCAGCTATTTGCGCCAACTGTTCCACGTGAAACAACGGCCGATCTTCCTGGGATTTAAAAAACACCTTTAGTGCTGGGGCTAAATCCGCATCATTTGCAGATTCAAGCCAAATAGATACATCCTGGACGGTAAAGTCTACGGGTTGCCGCATAAATCTGCAATTCCCCACAAGCCCACAAAAAACAACGTCTTCCGCTGCCGACGTATAGCTATCCTTCCACGTTTCGGCCAAGCGTTTTATAGCTTCTAGGGGGTCAATATCATATAATCGACCCAAAGCCTCCCGGAAATGACCATTAAAATTAACCGTGCGGACTTTGCCGCCCAATTTTATATCAGCCGTATACATGTTAGTAAGTAGTAGTTATATTAGGTAGTAGCTGGCTCGACTTCTTCGGTCAGCGTCTCCAAGTCAAAAGTAAAAGTGAAAGTGCTTTCTTCAGCGGCCGGGTACGTTTCTTCCCATTCGCTTACGTAGCCCTCACCGGTATACGTCACATCTCCTTCAACGGGAGTGCCTGACGCAGGCCCAGAAACAACGGTGACACGCTGACCGGCTTTGATCATCTTGAACAAATCAACGGATGAATAAGCCGTGCCGGTGGTCGGATTGGTAAATAGCATGATCTGGCCTTCCCCGGTAATCTGAAAATCCGGGTCACCTTGGGGGCTTTTCTTGCGACCGCACTTTGTATCTACGTTGGAAATTTCCTGGGATGCGGTGATAGTATGGGAGGTAAGGCACTTAATGGGGATCATCGGCGGCGTGCCGGTATCTACAAAAAGCCACACATTTTTCCCGATTACTGTTCTTTCTGCCATTTTATTATATTTTAATTTTCTTTAATAATGTGTTGAAACCGAATGATCCGGCGATAAACCTTGTATGTATCACTAAGCCCGTCTAACGTAGTGTCACTTATCTTCCGCGTACTTCCTGGAATGAATGTTAAGCCTATCGGCAATGGAAGTGCAGTATTTCTAATTTTAGGTATCAAAATATCCGCTACATCATCACACTGCACGCCACCGCTGTTATTTAGCGTTTTATGAAATATTTCAAAAGAGCCTATAACTGTATGTCCATTATCGCATTTATCAAGTTGCTCGCTATCTTCTTGGGCGGTTATGACTACGTATGTATCATCTGGCACGTCATCCGGAACAAAGCGGTCATATACAACTATATCAATTTCATTGCATAGTTGTACATAAGCTTTTCTTGTTTCCTTAATGACGTCCATTTATATTCGCTTTAGTTGTTTCCTTATTCGATCCACTATTTTAGGTGCCGTTTGCTCATAGGCCGGAATGAAAAAGGGCTGCGGATTCACACCATATTTTAAGATAGAGCGCATAATTAAATACGCTACCTCGTAATCTTGTTGCGCCTGGGTCTTTTTATTACCAGTCCTACGCCTCGTTTTAACTGAATACGTACCGGATATGCCCTTTCGCCTAACCCATGCTATCAGCCTATAAAAGAACTGCATTATATTGCCTCGTCCCGCCTTCCCCTTATATAACCTTGCAAAATCCTCATATCCAGCTGGTATTTTCGTCTTTGTACCAGTTCCAAACTCCATGTAAGCAGACCAAAACACACTGGAAAAAAACTCCTTATGAAATGGCTTTGAAATATCCGCGCCAATGCCGTTTCGCAATGTTCCTTCATCTACTGGCGCCCTTCGCTTCGCTATCCCGGCCATTTCTAATGCGCCGGCGGTAAGTTCATTATCTACTATTTCGGGCGCCTTTGCATTTAGCCTATCAATAGTTGACAGCATTTTATTAAGGCCGGTAACTTTTGCTTTGAATGCACTCATGTGGTAACAGGATTTGCAATCGCCTGCATTGTCGCTGTAATATCCCAAAAACGGCCTGTTATATCTGAATCCTCAACCACGCTATTTATTACGTACTGGCGACCATGATAAACGACTTTCATTTTAGTGTCCGGCATGAATCCTTGACGCCAGCGTATTCTAAAAGTAGTTGTGTTTTTAAGATTTAGTTGCGCTTCGGAAACTGTTCTATTTGAGCGGATAGGATCTTTTTCGGCCCAGGTACTCAAAATGTCTACGGGGGTATCAATTGTCCCTCCGTAGCCGTCTTCCGTACTGGTATAATCCCGAAATGTTATCCTATGCTTGAAGTTACCTATACCCATGTTACGCGCCTGTAAGGTTGTAAATTAGCCCATGCAATGCCGTCGTATTTATCTTTCCACTCATCGCCCCGGTTCTCAAACTGCGCCAATACCTTCGCACAAATGGCTATTTTCAAGCCCTCCGGCACTTCGGTAAATCCTGCGTCATAGGTGGCAACATATGTTCCATAGCCTATAATACGGGGATAATCAGCGCCGATGTATTTGATCCCGGTTAACGTTGTGCCTGATTCGTTTTTCACTACGATACTAGCCAAAGGTGTAGTAACTGGGCCATACGGCAATTCAATCCTATTCACTGATTCAACCCACGCCGTTACCTCACGCGGTATGATAGAAATTGCCGCATGTTTTTCAGCCCATTCACGCGCCATTGTAATCAATCTTTCGATTACGTCGTCGTCATCCGGGTAATCAACGCGCATGTACTCCTTCACTTCTTCAAGCGTCACCGGCTCAACAATAGGGTCGGCGTATACAAATGACACGTCAATTACCTTGCTTTGGCCGCTTCTTATGCACTGGCTTTGATTGTACATGGACAATTTTCTTTTCTCCCTTAGGCTTTATTTCTTTCTTCTCTTTCATAAGAGTAAGGGGAAGGCCGTAACCCTCCCCTTGGTTTTTCATTAGGTGATATTACCAAAGTCGCCTTTGATGAAAGCATCCGGGTAGTAAACCGCGAATGCCGCCCTTTCTTCAGCAACAACAGTAACAAGGTTTTTAACTGCGTTGTCCTGATCTTGATCGTACCAACGAACCGTCAGGCCTTTTTTCATTTTCATTTCCGCGCGGGTGAAGTCGCCCACAAGGTATTCATCTTGCAAGATGATCGGGTGCGGCATAATACGCATGCCCGCTACAGTCAGCGGCGCACCTGCGATAAGTGTCGGGTGGCTATAGATACCATCAGTTGATTTACGGGTAGCAAGGAACATCCAATCAATCGGGTTCACCATAGACAGGTTAGGCGGCAACCATTTGTTCTGCTGTTGAGCAATTGCATCAGCCAGCAAATCCCAAGGCTCTCCAGTGCTTACGCCGCTGGAAGGCGTGTGCGTGGAAGCTTGGGTGATGATCCCGTTAAAGTGGCCAGTGGTGCCAGGGCCGCGAATGATTTCAAAATCCTCAACTTTCAGCACTTCTTCCGGCATGTAGTTGTTAATATAAGAGGTCATGCCCTCAATATCTTCAACCATTTCTTCAGGCATGCGAACGTGACCAGCGATTTTGATGACCGGCGCGGTCTTGCCGTCGAACTGAAATTGTACTTCAGGCTTCAGCTGACCGGGGGTAATGCCAGCAGCGGGGCCAGCGTTACCGGGCTTCAGCGTGGCAACTACATAATAGTAGGTGTTAGATGAAGTCGTGCCGACGCGGATAAGGCTGCGCATGTGAGGAACCTGGAAAGGTTGGCCGAAAATGTTCGGGTTGAAATCCGGCGCCACAACGGTGCCGGTGGTGTTATTACCAAAAGACATATCTTTTTGGGAATGATAGTCTTCCAACTCAAATTCCAGCGGCGTTTTCTTGTTCGCGGCCTGAATGGTTTTAGCATTCTTTTCAACCAGATCACCAATCGCGCTTTCAAACGTAGCGGTCTTCTTCACCAGTTCTTTTTGCCCCCATTGTTTTTGCAATTCCTCCGCAAACTTGTTTACAGCTTGGATGTCCTCGGCGTTTTTCGCCAAATCTTCCTTGAAAGCCTTGATTTCGTCCTTAGTAGCGGAGCCATTTTGAAGCGCCTCTACACGGTCATTGATGCTTTTGATACGATCTACCGCATCTTTCTGCATCGTATCGAGTGCTTTAGAAAGTTCTTTGATTTCTAATTCCATCGTTATATTGATTTAATGGAGTTGTTGATAATTTTTGTTTTCAGCAGCAGCAGGCCAATGGCATCGTTTTTTTGCGGCTCCGGTGTTTGTTCAACGGCCGGGGTGCTAGATAAGTCAAGTATGTATTGGCTCATTTGCTTTATTTCGATCAGGAGCGTCTGAATTGTTTCATCAGTTGCGTCCGTGTTTCGGCAGAATTTTTCTACTAGGCCGATCCGTTTTTGCAAGCGCTCGGTTAGCTGCTCTTTGGTTTCAGACTTGCCATGTACTGTAATAGGCGTAAACTGATTGGCACCCCATGCGGTAAGGCCGGAGCCTTCTTTCAATTTAACCTGAAGCAGGTTGTTCCCTTCCGCAGTCATTTTTTGCCCACCCTTTACATTTTGGTAACCTATGGAGTGTTCCGTGATAATTCCAGATTCTACCATTTTCAGGTAGTCCACACCCAAATCATGTGTGCCAGTATGGGCCACGTACAGCAGGCCGACATTATCCTCGTCAAGTTCTTTGATAACACCAGGTACCTGCAATGGGTCGTGATTCAGGAAATATTTAATGCGAGGGTGGGCAGACTTTGGGCCGTTCTCTTGGATAGACTTCAGAAATGCGCCTTTACGGGTAATGTCGCCGTCACTGTCCTTCACGTCAAAGGTGTTGAAATACCCCTTTACAATGCCTGACCGCGTGTCAACATCTTCAAATTTAGCCGGTATAGACTTGTAACCGTAAATCATTTAGTCATGTTTGAACAAATTTAATGATAATATTTTACCAGACAAATAATTGAGTATTGATAATGTTGATAAAATAACACTATATAATTATTGGTATTTATTTAGTAGATTGCAGGCATGAAAAGATTATTCCTCTACTCACTTATTATTATCAGTATATGGGTCGTTGCATTTGGCGGTATTTATATACTAAATGGGCAACATGAACACAAGATATTATATGGATATGGTGTAATGTTTAGCATTTTACTAACCATTATAATGCTCTTAATAAGGAGAAAATGAAAGAAAAAAAGAAGTTAGGCAGGCCGAAAACAAAGTGGCGTACTCCGCGAACGCTGCAAATTGATATAGAACTTTGTCAGGCTGAAGAACGTGGCGAGTTCCCTGAAGGACTTAGCGAGTTGGTAAACCAGCTGTTGCACAAGTACCGACAGGATAAGGCGGAGGCGTATTCTGACATTTTTAATCCTGAAGCATGATAGAGGATATGGACATATCCGGGCTGCGAATACCAGAAGAAACAAAACAGCGCGTTATGGAGTGCATTATGGAAGGGCGTCCGTTTGGTCTGCGGTCTAAAAATGGGTTATCTGTATTCATGCCGGACAGGTTAGGTGCGGCTCTTTACTACAATGGTTGGCGCAGAAAATGCACATGGGTTCAATCAAACACGCGGCATGAATTCAGAATGTCTATACAAATGGCGCTAGTTGGGCAAAGGGAGTTCGTTGATATATCGCGGGTGCTGGACTATGTGATGGAGTTTAACAAGATTGAATTAGAACGTAAATTGCTAAGGAATGGATGACTTTTCATTGTATGTAAAAGACGGCGAAAATTGGGAGCCTTTAAAGTGTATCGTTGAATCGTACAATGTGCCAGATGAAATTTATGCCACAGAACCATCATTTGAATTTAATGGCGAAATTTTAAGTACTCTTTATATGGCCGGATATGTAAAGATACATCCTGAAATTTTACGATATCTATTCCCCGTCGAATACAAGGCTAAAAGATGGATCAAACGCGCAAAGAAGATAGGCAAAATGAACTCGCATCGGTTTTTGTGTGGCCATAACCGGCTAATTGAAAAACAACTTAAGGCTAAAAGAATATGGTTTTGAGGCAATTTGTAGCTATATACAGCCGGTTTCATTGTAACTATTTTTCTGATTTTAACAGCTTCGATGCCGCTAAAGGGTTTTTAGATAGAATGAGCGATCGCGAAGAATTATTCCCGCTATTGATATACGATTCATCAATAAGAGAAATAGCATGGCGGCATGATTACATTTATGAGCATGAGGCTAATGAGATCGTAGAAAAATACAAGAAAGGAGAAATAAAATACTTTTGATATGGTTGTAATTCCCTTTATAGGCGGCCCGATGAATGGTAAAAGCATTTTGCGCGAACGTATCGCAAAGTCTTATATAATGCCTGTATTTGATAAAGATGACCCATTTTTATGCGTATTAGTAGTCGAATATCGGGCAAAAGATGGCGCATATGTCTTTCATTTAGACAAAAATGGGAAACTATGGCAAGAACAATCAAATCGTAATAACCTGCGTGATATTTGATGGAGCGGGTCTTTGTACATAAATCCGCGATACGGGCGTTGTAATAAGGCGTCCGTTTTCGTCTCGGATTGCTTCATGAACCTCACAGCACCTACAATTACAAATATTTCCGGGCGATCCCTTTGGGTCTGCCGGCCTGCTCAATAATTCTCCATTCACATTAAATGGTTCGCTCAAAGACAATTTTACTCCTTCCATGGCTCTGTGGTCAAATTTTGATTGTGGCAAATGTCTAACACGGTTATCCCTGGCGGTTAACCATTCGTGCGTCATGGCTAGTCCTGAACGCTTAGCGGCTTCTTGCGCTGCGTAGTTCATTGCGCCGGCCGTCTCTGTTCTGGCTATAAGCCGGGCGCGGGAGTTGTTTATATCGTTTTGCAGGATAGTCTGCAATATTTCATCAATTGAATCACCGTGTTCAAGCCCCTTAATGACCATCTTCCTAATATACTCCTTAGTCGTATCCGTAACCTCCGTTACTTGCGTTGCGCCATCTGTCAGCATGTATTCACGCACTAGCTGAAGCCAATAAGCATTTGGCGTACCGAAAGCCTTTTGTTGTGCCATTTCTGCCCCGTAATCGTCGATTATCTGCTTTGCTGATATATTGGCGTACCTGGGGAATACGGAACGGAACAAGTTAGTTATAACGCGGCGGATCGGATCAGGCTTGACCAACACGTCAATTTGAGGTATGGCAATCATCAGTCCTTGATCCTTGGCAAAGTCAGTGAAGCCCCTCAATTGCTGTTTGAGCGCGAAAAGAATGCGAGGAATCCATATTGCCTCCTGTGCCTCCCGGAACCGGTTATATGCCCGCCAACGCTTATTTTTCTCCGCTGGTTTCATATCCTAATGTTTTCCCAATTGGAATGCTGGTTATTACCATTGGCACTGACATAGAAGCCCCACCACTTTCAAACTTACTCCTAACTTCTCCAAAATTAGGAGTTACCCGGTGCGCCCCATTGACGCGCCTAATCTCGTCTACCAGCAAGCTAACCGCCTGCTTGAAGTTCTCCCGCATGTATTTCGCCGTCATCTGCTTCGATGGGCAATTGCTTGGACACGGGAAAAGTTCGTTAGCCAGTTTGTCAAGTGTCATCATAACAAATGTTTAGCTGATAATGTCGGATCGCCAAGGCGGTATTTATGGAACACATAAAGCCCCTTGCATATTGCTAATTTACCGCCTTTTTGTTGAATTCGGCGGCAAAAGTCGGAATCGAATCGGGGGGAGTTCTCAATAAAGGGTGTTTCCTCCCAGGTTTTACGGCTGAAGAACATGCAGGCGGCGGCAATTGGTTTGATGGATGGCGTAACGATACTATAATACATTGCCCTTGTGTCATTTGCGTGCTGTATATGATGGGTAATATCTACATCCTCACTACGCCGACTATTCAAAAGCTGGTGTATCCCTCCCAATCGGTTCATAGTTGCTCCGAAAACATCGTAAGTATGGCCGTTACGCTCAATAATATCCTCAATCTGCCGACCGAAATCATCCGTTAGAAACATCACATCGCCATCAGTTATGCAAATCCAGTCATCCGGCGGTACCAATTCGCAAAAGCCGTTGATGTAACCACCGTAGTTCTTGCCGCTATCCCATATTGTGGTGTACCAGACTTTCATCTATCAAATACGTTGACAATAAAGCAATACATCAAAGTAATGGGCCAAAAAATAGCTGCTAATATACCCATGCATCCATCCTTAAATGACGTTTCGCCCTCATTGTCAAATGTAATTATAATTCCAACGCAAATAAAAAATGCATATACTATGCAAAGTATAATTAATAGTATCATAAATAACTATTTATGTTTAAACCATGAGATGCCGTTATCTGCTTCGTACTTCTTAAACTCCGTATTAATCTGCTTACCGTGAATAACGCGATCCTTGAAATATGTATAGCATACGTAATTATGTGCGCCCATGTCTGTAAGACCAGCGTTTGGTGATCGCTTAAGTTTAGCGTCATGTTCGCCCTCCTGGTACATATCTATCATGCGGGCCGTGTATTCTAGCATTATATCCACATCCCCGCCTACTAGACCAGCGTTCAAAAGTGGCAAGCCATAATTACGGGCAAAGAATCCTTTTAGCTTCGGGTGATTGTGATGTTTGTTTAGCCATACAGATCGTAATGTATCCGGCTCATCACCCACATACAATTTACCTTTCTCCATGTGGGGGAACGGATCGCGCAACATTTCTACGTCCGTGGCATCAACGCACCAAACATAATCTAATTCCGATTGATGTTCAATAAGCCATTCGCGATATGTGACCCAGCGCTGAAAATAAGGGTTGATACTTGGTTTACGATATGGCAATGATCGGTCGTCTACAATAACGTCATTTTTCTTAACGCAGTCATGAAACACTATGAACTTGTCCCCCGTTGGGCGATGGCCTTGCAAAACGCTTTCCGCCAACTTCAAAACAGGGTAAAAGTCGTAGTGCCATTCCCGCCCCTGCGGATCGGCCACACTTGTAAAGTAACAGGTAAGTACCATATTTGCATCTCCTGCCTTATTTCTTCCCTTGCGCTCCGCTCCCTCTCTATACGGCACATAT